CTTCCTGGGCACCCTTAGCATCATGAGACTCTCTGGTGAAGGTCCCACTTTTGATGCCAACACTGAAGCAAACATTGCTTATACACACACCAAGTTTAACATACCCTGCGACGCTGCACAGGTGTACGCTGGTGATGATATGTCCATTGACTACGTGGCTTCAGTCAAGCCCAGTTTCAACATGATTGAACATCTGATGAAACTTAAAGGTAAACCAGTTTTCAACACTCAAACTCAGGGTGACTTTGCTGAATTTTGCGGGTGGACAATCTCACCAAAAGGCATTATCAAGAAACCAGAAAAAATGAACATGAGCATTGAACTCCAAAAGAACATCAACAAGTTCCATGAAGTCAAAAGAAGTTATGCTCTAGACCATGCCTTCGCATACCAACTTGGTGATGAATTACATGAGCTATACAATGAGAGTGAAGCAGAACACCACCAACTTGCTACAAGGTCACTTATTCTCGCTGGTCAAGCTACCGCCCTAGACATCCTTGATTACGGGTTAAGAGACCTAAAGTAGCGATGGATCACATTCACCACCTCCTCAGCTCCCACGGTTTCACTCGCACCAGACTCGCCAAATCCAAACCTATCGTCGTCCATGCTATTGCAGGCTCCGGTAAATCTACTGTAATCAGGAAAATTCTCTCAGACCTACCCAACGCTAGAGCCTACACCTTAGGTAAACCAGACCACTATTCTCTCTCCAACCCCACAATTAAAGCCTTCGCTCAATTCAAAAGAGGTACACTCGACATTTTGGATGAGTACGGCCAACTCCCGTTTACTGATTTAGATTCATCTTTCGAGTTCATCTTCACTGACCCTTACCAAGCACCAACTGACAATCTATTTGAACCTCACTACACACTAGAAACTACCTACAGATTTGGCCCTAACACTTGTAACCTTCTCAACCAAGCCTTCCATTCCAACATCACAAGCCTTGTCACCCAGGACAACATTTCATTTGGTTCACCCTACTTGGTTGATCCAGTAGGTACCATCCTCGCTTTTCAACCTGACACCTACCTAATCCTTTGCTTACATCAAGCCCCTTTCTTCAAAGTTTCAGAAGTGATTGGTTATCAGTGGCCTACTGTAACGTTGTACCTAGCTTGCAAGATTTCTGAGATTCCTGAAGAAGAACGTCACCTCCTCTTCATTCGCCTGACTAGACACACTGAATCCCTCCTTATTCTAGGTCCTGATGCCTTTGATTCCTCCTCCTAATCCCCAGAAAACCTACCAAATTGCCGTACTTGCTTTAGGATTAGTGCTACTCTCCTTTGTTCTCATTTCCGATCATTCTCCCAAAGTAGGTGATCATTTGCACAATCTTCCTTTTGGAGGTGAATACAAAGACGGTACTAAAACTATCAAGTATTTCCAAAGACCCAACCAACATTCCCTTTCGAAAACTCTTGCTAAATCCCACAACACCACCATTTTCCTGATCATCTTAGGTTTAATTGGCACCTTGCATGGACTTCACTACTTTAGTAATAATAGGCGTGTATCTTCTAGTCTTCATTGTGTACTTTGCCAAAATAAACACTAGCGTGTGTACTATTAGTATATCAGGAGCTTCTGTTGAAATCTCAGGTTGCGACAACCCAGCTCTCTTCGAAATCCTCCCAAATCTCAGACCCTTTGACCACGGGTTAAGTTTACCATCTAATTGAAATCCAATGGCAACCACCACAGCAACCACTCCTCCATCCTTGACAGACATCCGAGCTCTAAAATACACTTCCTCCACCGTCTCTGTCGCCTCACCTGCTGAAATTGAAGCCATCACTAAAACCTGGGCTGAAACTTTCAAAATTCCAAATGACGTCTTGCCTCTCGCTTGTTGGGATCTGGCTCGTGCTTTCGCTGATGTTGGCGCTTCTTCTAAGTCTGAACTTACTGG